TTACAATTTATTTTCCTGCAAATGTGGCGCAAGCAATCGCTGGTGGATTGCTGAAACGTATTTAGCCTGGTGAATGGCATCCGCCAGGGCGTTATGCTGTTCACCGTCGAACGGCAGCTCGCGTTTTGGATCGAAGCCTATTTGCCGGCCAAGGTTCACCATGGTGCGCACGTCCAGATCGTTAAACCAGTTCCAGCATGGCGCCATGCCGCTGCGTTTGTAGGCTGAACGCAGGATGACGTTATCGTATGCGGCGCCGTTGCCCCAGACTTTGAGGTATTTCGGCAGTTCGCAGTGGCGCGCGACAAACGTTGTTAGCGAAAGCAGGGCATCACCGATACTGGCAGCGTCATCCGTGGTGATCGCGGCGCGCGCGTCTGCTGATTGGCGCAACCACCAGGTTATGGTACTGCCGTCGGGAACGGCGCCGGCGTCCAGCTCGCTGGTAAGATCTACCGCGGTATAAAATTCCGGGCCCAGTTCGCCGGTAGACGGCTCGAAAAATACGGCACCGATAGCCACAATAGGGGCATTTGTGTTGGTTCCCATGGCTTCCAGATCAAGCATCAGATTGTTCATTATTTTTTCCTTTGGTATTGTCCATGGCCCGCTCTATCACAAGGCGTTCCGGATCTTGCAGGTAATAAGTGCACATCTTGGCGACTTCCTGATATGCGCTACTGCGGGCGAGGATAATCGCCATAATTGGGCTTAATGAGCGGCGGTCGGCATTCCAGCCATATCTGGCCAGTGTTCCGATCATGTCGTCCACGATAGCGGTGTCAGAGAGAACAGGCGTTGTGGTCATCTAGCCCCCCAGTAAACTGCCAGCCTGATCCGCTGGTAAATTTCACCAGCGGCAACGCGCTCCTCACCCAGTTCACAGGCGCAGAAATACGCATGGGCAGCTTTAAGGCACGCGCGATGCGAGTTCAAAAACTCTGTTTTCAATGCCGCCACGTGGCATCTGTTGACCAGAGCAGCTAAAGCGGTCGGATCACCCTCTACAGGCCGCAGCCAATAGCAAACCGGGCCGTCCTCGGTATCGTGAATGGAAGCTATGAACCACCCGTCACCCTCTGGTGGCGTAGGGTTCCACCGACTAATGTCGCCCCCACCGGCTTCAAGTGCTTCCAACTGTTCTTCCGTGACGTCGCTTTCCATCCACTGAAGATGGCCGACAACGCGATTATCATCCAACCACGCCTCAAACTCGCCGGGTGCTCCGTACTCTCTACCGTCTGCAGGTACAAAATAATCGGGATGAGTCCAGTAACCGTATTGATCGCGCTGTGGTTCTACTGCAGTGATTAATTTGCTCATGATGTTATTTCCTTTTCCTGAACTAATGGGTTTAACCATAGGCATTCAGTGCGCACCTTCGTGCCCCGACTGGCGCTAATGCGGCTGCCTTTAGTGACAATCTGCCAACCGCGCAGCATGTCCCGGTACAGTTCCGAGTCATACCCGCTAACCATTACCATGCCCTGCAGCGTGCCAATAACGGCCAGCAGTTGTTCATGCCCATCAACGCTCATTTCGTGGGTGTAATACCGATTACCCTGCACACGGGTATCAGGCAGATATGGCGGATCGATGTAATGCAACGTGGTTTCCGCGTCGTGGGCCCGCATCACCGCCAGGGCGTCTTTGTTTTCGATAATGACGCCAGCCAGGCGCTGGCAAACTGCCGCGAGGTTATCTGGGTACCGGGCCCACAGGTGCGACCCAGTGGCGTATTTGCGTTTGCTGTCGCTGCGAAAACCTGAATTTCCCCCAATGCCCGCAGCGGAACCAAAGCCCATGGAGGCTAGTACAACCATCCGGCGCGCCCGCTCGATCGGTTCGTCGGTGAATTCCTTCGCCGCGCAGAATTCATCGCGTGAATACGGCGTCAGCACACACGCATCCTGCAGGCGCTGGTTCAACTCCGGATCACGTAAAACACGGAACAGATTGACCACCTCGCCATCAAGATCGTTGTACACCTCCGCATAGCAACGCGGTTTTTGCAGCAGCACACCGGCAGCGCCGCCGAATGGTTCGACGTAGCAGGTATGCTCTGGCATGTGTTCGATGATCCAAGGTGCCAGGCGGAATTTTGCACCGTGGTAGCGGATCGCCGGGTGTTTAATCGCAGAGTTGCTGCATGCGTGGATCAGTTCGCTATTCGACATTACGCAACCCTCCGAAACTCGATCACCCACACCCATGGGTTGGCTTTCCAGCTTTCCTCGCCGTAGATGGATTCCCACAGGTCGGCATACATGCGACGGCCGTCATTAATCGCGGCATCAGGAGCGTCTACCCACCAACTGCTCCCCCACATAGCTTCGCCAAGAGTTTTTACCCCCTCTGCCGTGACATCTTCAGCGCTGATAACCTGCAGCCGCTCAACGCGCACGCCGGTAATTTTCAGCGTGATACGGCTGGCCCAGCGAGGCATGTGGATAGACGGAACCCATGAACCTTCATACTTCATATCTTCCGTGTGAGGCTTCCAGAACGCGTCATCAGGAATTGACCACAGCCCATAATCGCCGGGTTTCTGCTCGCAACTGGCCCGGTAAATTCGGGCTGCTTCCGGGCCGCCACATTTGACTAATTTGCCGTTCCAGTCGATTGGGCAGCCATCTTCATTACCCAGCGTGGCGAATGTTTCGCGCACCCACAGGCGATCGCCAGGCAGGCCGAACGGGCAGTGATTAGCGAGGCTTAAACTTTGTCGTACTCCGTTTCCAGATTGGATGTATTCAAATTTATTCCCCCATCCAGCACCGTCCATACGCCAAAAACCGTCCCTTATCTGCGGCTGGTTTTTCATCGGACGCCGAGTCTGCGTCTTGCGACCGGCAAGGATGGCGCGCACCATATCGGCATTGAAAATCATTCCACGCTCTTTCATTTGGCCTCCGGTGTCCGCGCGAGGATTACGCCATCGACTGGCAAGCATTCATATTCCGCCGGCAACTGTTGCTGCTGGATATCTGCCTGGCAGTTGCTCTGATCCGGATATACCCAGCCTTGCGGGATGTAATCGCATGGCTGGTAGGTGTAGCAGACGAGCAGGAACATGCCGAACATCATGCTGCCTCCGGAAAGAGCTGGTGGAACCGCTGCATAAACATGGTGCGGGCCTGCATCGGGTTCACCGGGGAAACGATGATGTCATCCGATGGGAAAATCCCTGCAAGGATCGGCCACGGGGTACCATCATCGATATCCAGATCACGGCGCTCGGTTGCCAACAGGATCAGGTCTGAGAATTTCACTATCGGGCTGATAGTGAAGGGCAGGTCATATTTATTTCGGATCACAAAATCAATATTATTTTCAATGCCGCGATAGTCAGGAATAAGGCTCTTTAACGGTGATGGAATATCCTTGCAATAAGCTTCGTGGGCATCATGTAATAATGCCTCGAGCGCGAACTCTTCCGGCACAATTTGGCTGACTAAAACACAATGCTGAGCCACGCTATAGAATTCAGGCAAATGCCCTGCGAATCGGCATTCATGTGATAACGCCTGTGCAATATCTTCGATGCAAATACTGTCAGCCGTTGGCTTGGCATAATTAAAATGCTTTCCGGTAAAGGTATTAATCCAGGACATGAATTATTCTCCACACAGTTTTAGGCAATACTTCACCAAATCCCCCATAAATGAGGGATTTAAGGCTGTATAAACAGCAGGTGGATTAGGCTTGAAATTTACCGATAAAGGATTCGATTTCGACGCCTTCAAATTTGCTGGTCAGCAGATCGCGGAACTCATTGGCGATCTTCTCTTCTTCGGCCTCCAACTGGACGATGCGCAGAACGAGCACTGGCACATCACTACCGGTGATGATGCTGTAACGCAGCTTGAAGCGGCGTTCGCCCAGGCCTTCATACGGCACACACTTGAACTCGAAGGCCGCCGGCATGACGTCTTTGCTTTTGGCTTCAACGCTTTCCATCAAGGAACGTTTCCCGCTGAAATCGTTGTCTTCGTGATCGGCCGATTGGGTGGATTCGATCGTGATGCGGCGGACGCCGCTCACGGCCTGCTTGATATCCATCACGGCGCCGTCGGCATCAAAGGCGGTGAGGAATTCGCGGTTATCCTCCAGCCATTCGGCCAGCTCTTTCTGGCGCTGTTTACGGCCGTTAATATCCAGCAGCCCAATAAAGGGGGCCGTTTTCTTCAATGTCAGCGATGCAGTGTTATCGGCATGGCCGGGTTCGTCCAGCGTGCCAAGGTTGAAGATGCTGACGGCCTGCATGCGGTCGGCATCGATAAAGCAGCGTACGCCCGGGCCAGCATACTCGGTGGAGTACTTCACGAAATCGGCGATACTGGTGGTTTCCAGTTGACCACGGAAGCGGAAACGAAAATGCTCGTATCGTTCCAGGCTGACAACCCCAACATCTTTAGGTAAAACCGCAATGGGGCAATCAGCTACCTTGGCTCGATCAAGAAATGAACCGGCCAGGGTTAAACTCTTAATTTGCTCGATAGCGGTGCCGTCTAATTGGGACATAATAAATCCTTAATTAATGGTTAAAACATGGATTGCTGCGCGATATTACTGCGCCGACCTTAATTTCCCGTCGGGCTGGCCATCGATAGCAAATAACTGCCCCTGGTCTTCTTGCATTATGGTCAGCTTCCCGCCTTTGCCGACATACATCGGGGTTTCGGTGGTATCTTCTTCGGAAACTTTGCCTCGCGGGGTAGGGGAGACATATTTCAACTGATGTTTAATATGAACCCGCTTTTCTTCAACGGAATTGCTTAAACGGTCGATATCGAAAGTGACAACGACTTTCCCCTTGCCACCGTTATTAATGACGCCCAGTGCGACATCATTCAGCGCGGCGGCCAGCTTATTGTTAAAAACGCCGCCATCCAGATCGCCCAGGAACACGGGAACGTCGGTTTTACGGTTTTCGCTCATCGGAATACCCTCAGATCATGAAGCGGAGTGATCCGCGTTTTTCTCCACACATCAGGTGGCGCACCGGTACAGGTTTATACTGTGTAAACCTAAAAATGATGCTGCCCAGTACGCCACCAGATGTGTAAAAAAGGTGCGGCCAGCCTGCGAACATTATCCTCACCCCTCGTTGGTTGAAGGTGGGCGTGGCCGCCAAAGACTACACACAGCAATCACGGTCCTAACGTGATGGGTTTGTGGTGGCCGGTGTTATCCGGGCTTGCAGGCCTACATGGCCTCAAATATCGAACCAGCCTGCGCATTCACCACAATCAAAAAGAGCGAGCTCCGCGCATAATCGCCACCATTGGGTTTGGTGTGCACTGGGAGGTGGAGCGCCCCCCATGCGTTGCCCGGTACAGTTTTTCACGCCCGCGCTCTTTGATTGTGGTGCTGACCTCCCAGCCAACGTGGTTCGGGTTAGCGCTCAAACAAGCGCCTTACGAACTGGACGGTATCAACTGAATGCCGGGCGCCGTCCCGTAATTCTCGGCATCCTATCCCTCTGGCGTTGGGATGTGAGTGTTGTGACACCGGGGCGCTACTCCCGCTTACTTCCCGCCGCTCTGTTTTTGTCTTGGCCACCAGAAGCTGTGGCACAGCCGATTTTCGGGTCTTTGCGTCGGCCGGCGCTGCAGCCCAATTAGCTAAGGCACATCACAACGGTAAGAGCACTGCCTTTGACCACCTTGCGCCGCGTTGCCCGTAACGTCGCCTTTGCGACCTAACTACCTCGTCGCCAGGGGGAGTTACACAGGTGCTGGCCACATATCCGGTGCAATACTCTTGCCTGTTGTGTGCTGGTCTTTCCCAGCCGTCAGCCGTCTACTTCCGAGCTGTCACTGCCGTCGAGAGTGCTGGCATCTCACCTACCTGATAACGCCCAGGGCCGCCTGGCGGTGGTCTTTCCCACTGTCAGTTCTTTATTGCCAGTTGAACTCATCGGCCTTACTGAGTTTTAACGGCCTTTCCGTTTGCATTCGTTGCCGTGGCTTTTGTCGCTGCCAATGCGCTACTTGGTGGACATTTATAAAGACCGTCTTGAAGTAGTAAGCCATCCAGTCTTGCATCTGGTGCTGCGCGGTTGGTTTAACCGACAGCGGATAAAATGGTTGCTAAAGCCAACACGTAAAAGAACAAACAAGCCAAAACGCTATAAACCAATGCTTTCCACCCGCCATCGCTCATAGTTGCCTCGGTGCGCCATTGGCGCGGTTCGTGTTATAGAGACGCTTCGTAAATCGCAGCCAGTAAGAAGCCAATATCTGTACTGAACATTGGGATTTGGTCTTCTTCTACAGAGGCGATTTTTAAGGTACCGATGAGGTGAGCCAGGCATCCCATGTCTTGTGCATTCAGCTGGCTAACCATTTCAGCCTGAGCTTGTGGGGCGCTTAACTCACCGGCTTTCATGCGCTTACGCACCTGGCTGATAATCTCTACCGCTTTGCCTGCCATCATCGTTCCCCTGCTGGTCATTGTTTCGTGCTGGCGAATCATCCCCATCTTCATACGCCTGGGGCGGCTACTTCGTGGGCGTCCTGCCTGTTCGTCTTTGTTAACACCTTTAAGTTGTAATTTAGTTGTAGGGGTTGGTTTTGTCAACAACTTTATGTGGTTTGATTGTGCGTGAAAGAGAGTGTAACGATATGCAAAACAACAGGAGGTGGTTATGCCGGATAAGAACTTTGCTTTTAGCTACGCACGCAATAGAGATAAGTTGATCGCTAACCTTATAAGTATCATTGACGGAATCCTGGCCGACGGGCATGTGAATAAACAAGAGCTTCTATATCTCGATACTTGGCTTCTTGAGGCAAAGATAATTGAGGAAAATCGTTGCATCAAAATGTTAAAGCATCGCTTGCAATCGGTTCTAGTTGATGGGGAGATAACTGCTGATGAGTTATTGGAAATCAAAAAGTTATTGCCAAAAATACAGAAAGAACTAACCGATTTACCTTCTGTTGATCTTTATTCATCAGATGCTGATATGCATTTGTTGATGGGGCTATGCAAAGGATTAATATGCGATAAAACTTTATCTGAGAGTGAAATTCATTATTTAGATTGGTGGATAACAAAAAATGCTTCACTGAAAGAGGATTATCCCGGCAAGGATTTGTTTTTACTGATTAAAAAAATTATGCAAGACGGAAAAATAACAATAGAAGAAAGCGAGTCTTTGCACGAAGCAATGGTGTTGTTCACTGGTTGCGATCTCGAGTCTGGTGTGGTCGATGGATTGGCAACTAGGTTACCTGTGGATCCGGTGGACACTGTGGCATTCGTTGGCAAAAGGTTTTGCCTAACCGGTACCTTCTATGCAGGAAAACGAAGCGTAATTTCTGAAAAAATTAAGTGTGCTGGTGGAATCGTACAGGACGGCGTTAACAAAAAGTTGGATTATTTGGTTGTAGGTACTGGCTCTTCAAGAGACTGGAGCTACTCCAGTCATGGACGGAAGATCGAAAAGGCAATAGCTTATCGGGAGGAAGAGAAAGTGCCTTTGAAGATTATCGGGGAAGAGAAGCTGATCGGCTCTCTACCAGCGGCGTGAAGACCAGAAAACCCTGCCAATAATATGAATGCGTGAATTTCTTTCTCCATAGGTGAGTATTTCATCTGGATACTCATCTTTGTTATAGCTTTTTAAAATTATCCCGCCGTCTGGTCTATTAACAAGTATTTTTACCCGTAAAAGCACTCCATCCCTAATGGCATATAAATCACCATCCCTTACAGGGTAGGTCTGTTTTAGATCAACAGCGACTTTATCACCATTGGTTAAAACTGGGAAAAGACTATTCCCCAGAATACGCACGATCCTGGCATCTGAAGGGCTTACCCCGGCCGCCCGCAGTTCTTCTTTCCGGAGTGGATAAGTATTTGATTCCGATTCTATCACTTCAGCTTCTGAGCCGTTCCCCGCGGATAATTCAACATCCAGCACAGGGATTTGTGTGAAAAGATAAGGATCAGGGTCAGTATCTTCCCAGTCTTTTACAACCATGTTTGTATCTTGGCCATTACCATCAAGGTCGCCAAATTGAAGCCAGTTAACAGTAACACCAAGAGCATCAGCTAATTGCTTGATTTTCCTAGGTTGTAACGTTTCGCCGTTTTCGATTTTCGCGATCGACTGCTGTGAAACTCCAACCTTATCAGCAAGTTGCTGCTGGCTTAACTCTATCTTTTCTCTTGAAGTTTTTGTCCTTTCTGCAAGTGAACTCACAACTTTACCCTCAACATTTTTAGCGAGCCTACAACTTTATGTTTTAAGTTTCCAACACCTAAAAGTTGTGATAAAAGTTGTTGTGGTTGTATAATCCAAGTGTTTAACAACTTTAAGTCCATTCATTAGTGCAGGAGAAACACATGACGCCAGAACAAGAGGCCTTACAGGAGGCCATTGATACTGCTGGTGGGCAATCGGAACTAGCCAGAAAGCTTTCGGCAGAGGCGAGTTCCTGCGTTCGTCAACAGCAGGTTTGGAATTGGCTTCATCGGGAGAAAAAGCCGCCATCTAAACACGCCATTTTCATTGAGAAAGTTACTGGCGTACCGCGCGGAAGACTCCGGCCTGATCTCTATCCAAACGATAGCAATTCAGAAGCAAAACCGTAACCACAGCTCCGGGAGACAAAACGTGGCTAGTCAAAAAACATGGCGCCAATTAATGCAGCCTAAATGGTACGCAAATGCCGTCAAAAGCATGATCACCAGCCTGTCTGGAGGTTATGAAGAGGCCGTTGATTGGATCGGTAGAAAGGAAGGTGGTTACGACGACGGCACAACAACTTCTTCGCTGATGAACAGGCTTCGTGATGATGGTGACCAGATTTTTCCTTTGGGCTGGGCACTTTTGTTACAGCAGGCTGGTGGAACTTACCACATTGCTGATGCGGTCGCCCGTGCATCTGGCGGCGTGTTTGTACCACTGGCAGATGTGGAGGAGGTCGATAACTCTGACATTAACCAGCGCTTGCTAGAGGCTATCGAACAGATAACCAAATACTCGCAACAGGTGAGGACAGCGATTGAAGATGGCGTGGTAGATCCGCATGAACGCGCGGCCATTAACGACGAACTCTACTTGGCGATATCCAAGCTTCAGGAGCACGCATCATTAGTTTATCGGATTTTTTGTGTACCAGAAGTGGGTGACGCCCAGAGTGTGCAGCTCCGGGCGTCGGGTGCGAATAAATCGTGTGTGGAGAAATAATCGCATGGGCAGTTTAACAACAAAACATCGATACCCGCAATTCCGGTGCTTGCCGGTAACCGGCGGTAAGACGCCGATTCATTTGCTGTATGTCGCCAATTTACAGGGCAAGTGGGAGTCCATCAACCACAGCTTTGTTGACTGGTCTGTGGGGGACTTTAGCCAAAGAATGCGCGAGGTGCATCATGAACAGCGTGATGATCATTGATAGCGTCGCTATTCGCCAGGATGCCCAAAGCCGTTACTGCCTGAATGATTTGCATCGTGCAGCAGGCGGCGAAGAACGGCACAAGCCCAAATATTGGTATGCCCTGCAGCAGACTCAAGAGCTTGTACAAGTATTGACCGAGGGAGGAATTCCCCCCTTGGAACAAAATCAGCCAGTTAGCGTTATTCATGGCGGTAACCAGCAGGGCACGTACGTGTGCAAAGAACTGGTCTACTCCTATGCCATGTGGATCAGTGCAGCCTTTAACCTGAAGGTGATACGCACTTTCGACGCAGTGCAAGCCAGTACCGTCCCACAGTCACTGCCTGAAGCATTGCGCCTGGCTGCCGATATGGCGGAACAAAAAGCCGCACTTGAGCAGAAAGTCCAGGCAGACGCACCGAAGGTGGCGTTTGTCGATGAGTATGTTGATGCCAGCGGCACCAAGAGCCTGCGGGAAACGGCCAAGATTTTAAAAATGCCCGAAAAGGCCATGATCGATGCTCTTATCCGTGACAAAGCCCTGTTCCGCCAGTCTGGCAACCTCCTCCCGTATGCCTCCCGCCAGCGTGATGGCTTGTTCGAGGTGAAAACCGGTAAGTCTGACTTTGGTCACGCATTCACCCAAACACGCGTAACGCCGAAGGGCATCAGTTGGATAGCTGAACGGTACGCCTCTGAGCTGATGGTGGGCTGATATGGCCGAGCAAACAATGGAGTTAGACCGCTACTACCGGGATCCGCACGGCATTGTTGTACACGTTATTCGCTACGACAGGGTAGGGCAGAGAGATATTTACCTGCGGCCAGACTATGAGTGGGAGTGCGTATGCCCCCTGATTATCTTCCGGTCGCGTTTCACCAGGATGGAAGCATGAGTACAAAATTAACCGCCTACGTGTGGGACGGCTGCGCGGCGTCCGGCATGAAGTTATCCATGGTGGCGATCATGGCGCGCCTGGCAGACTTCAGTTCGGATGAAGGGCTGGCCTGGCCGTCCGTAGGCACAATAGCCCGGCAGATCGGTGCTGGTGAAAGCACGGTACGTACGGCGCTGGCCAAGCTGGAAAAAGAGGGCTGGATCAGCCGTAAGCAACGCCGCAATGGTAACCGCAATGCCTCCAATATCTACCAGTTGAACGTGGAGAAGCTGCGCGCCGCTGCCAATTCTCACCCGCCAGAATCTGACACCTCAAAATCTGACGCATCAAAATCTGATGCCTCAAAATTTGACGGGTCGGAATCGAGCAAAAACGCCGGTTTTCATCCTCCAGAATCTGGCGGGGATCCGTCAGTAAATTCAAAACATGATCCGTCAGATAAAAACACTTCTGGCCAACCGCCTGCGGCGCCCGGCCCGGATGGGGTTCTTTCTGAGGAGATTAACCTCACCGATCAGGCCATCGTGGTGCTGAAACACCTGAACATGCTCACCGGCGCCAAATACACCACGGCCAAGTCCACGCTGCAGAACATCCGGGCCCGGCTGGGCGAGGGGCATTCGCTGGATGAGCTGAAACTGGTCGTGGATTATCTGGTAGACCGCTGGCTGGGCACCGAGTATGCGAAATACCTGAACCCGGAAACCATGTTCCGCCCCGTTAAATTCCCCGGCAACCTGCTGGCGGCCACTGCCTGGCACACCGGTGGGCGTAAATCCAGGCAGGAGGCCGCACCGGCAGACCACACCGAGCGTGATGCTGCATACCGCCGGTTTATCGGCTCAGCCAGGCAGAAATTGAACCCTAGCCCGTTGGAAGTGGCCGCGCGCACCGCCGCCAGTAGCGCAAACGTGCGGAATATGCAGCCCAGCTTCGCTGCTCCTGCCTGGAATCGTATCTGGGCAGAGTGTGCTCAGCGTTTGAATGAGGGGAAAGCCGCGTGAACGCCTATTGCGAAAAATTGAACGCATTGCGCGCTAAGCCTGCGCACAAACTGAAAGAGGTTGGCGATCAGTGGCGCACGCCGGATCCGCTGTTTTGGGGCATTAACGCGATGTTTGGGCCGCTGGTACTGGATTTGTTCAGCGACGGTGAAAACAGCAAATGCCCGGCATTTTACACTGCGGAAAACAACGCGCTGACGCAGGACTGGGCTGCCCGGCTGGAAGAACTGCACGGCGCCGCATTCGGCAACCCGCCGTATTCCCGCGCGCAGCAGCATGAGGGGCAATACATTACCGGTATGACGCACATCATGGCCCACACCCTGGCAATGCGCGAGTGCGGCGGGCGGTATGTATTCCTGATCAAAGCGGCAACATCAGAAACCTGGTGGCCGGAAGAGGCCGATCACATTGCTTTCATCCGCGGGCGCGTGGGGTTCGATGTTCCACAGTGGTTTATCCCTGCAGATGAAGATCAGGTGCCCACCGGTGCCTTTTTCGCGGGCGCTGTTGCGGTATTCGACAAGACCTGGCGCGGGCCGGCGATGAGCTATGTCAGCCGTGCGCACCTGGAAGCGATGGGCAACGCCTTTATGGCGCAGATCCGCCGCGAGGCCGCGCGGCTGGTACCACAAATCCAACCCCAAATTATTCCGGAAAATATTCCAGAAACCACCAGCACAGTCTGGCCGGCGGAAGTGAATTTCCTGTTTGGCCACGTACCTGACGCCAGCGGGTTACCAGATCACCTGCAGAACAAACTGCGCCAACACATCAACCGAATGAAGCTGGAAGGGCTGCCGGAAACGGAAATTATCCAGACGGCAACCACCTTAACCGCCGCGATTATGGGAGCAATGGCATGAACCGTGAACTGATTGTAGATAATTTTGCCGGTGGCGGTGGTGCCAGCACCGGTATTGAAATGGCCATTGGCCGCAGCGTGGATATCGCCATTAATCATGATCCGAACGCTATCGCTATGCACACGACCAATCACCCGGACACGCTGCATTATTGCGAGTCTGTTTTTGATATCGATCCGGTGGCGGCGACCGCCGGGCGGCCGGTGGGGTTGGCGTGGTTTAGCCCCGATTGCCGTCATTTTAGTAAAGCCAAGGGCAGCAAGCCGGTAAAAAAAGAAATCCGCGGCCTGGCCTGGATTGTGATCCGTTGGGCGCTGCGCACCCGTTTCCGCTGCGGCATGCTTGAGAACGTCGAAGAATTCAAAACCTGGGGCCCGCTGGTGGCTGATGCTGATGGCAACGAACGCCCGTGCCCGGCGCGCAGCGGCGAAACCTTTGCGGCCTTCGTGTCCATGTTGAGCACGGGGATTGATGCTGGGCACCCGGCGCTGGCGGAATGCTGCGAGGTTTTGGGGATCGCCGCCGGCAGCGATGACCATCAACGGCTGGTGGCAGGCCTTGGCTATGTGGTCAGCGAGAAAGGGCGCCAGTTCAAGGCCGAGGCGGTTGCCCAGGTGCTGGAACAACTGCGCCGGCGGCCCCGGTCTATCACCGGTACCGTGTCGGTATCTGTGGTACTGTGTCCGCCGAACAAGGCGCGCCGGGATCTGGATAACTATTTCAAGGCGCTGTTTGATGCGATGACGTATGCCGGTGTATGGCTCGATGACAGCCAGGTTAAGAAAATTGCCGCCGAGTGGGGGCCGGTGACCAAGGGCGGCAAGGTGGAACTGCGGATCAGCGAGGTGTTGGCGTGAGAATGTTGCTAACTCCATACCTGCAGCGTGATCTGGGCGTGGTGCTGCTGCGCCCCGGTCGTGACCTGCTGCATTATTTCTCCGGCCGCGCCCGGGTGCTGATCGGCGATGAGCCTGAACAACTCAAAGCGGTACCGTCTGGCATGCTGCCGGCGGTGGGCCAGGAACTGGCAACGGATGCGCGCCTGGCGACGTTCTTCCGGGATGAGCGGGTTTTGGCTGTTGCTGGTGGGCCTGCTGCTTTGCGCGAGTGGGTCATGCGCGGTACCGCCTGCCAGTGGACGGGCGGCGATGGCTACCACCATGAGCACATGGATGCGCTGGACTACGGCGGGCGCACGATCCGCCTGTGCTGGCATCACGAACATCTTTTACGTGAACAGGCGCTGCCGGCACTCGAGTCAATTGCCGCCAGAAACGTGGCCGATTTCGTGGTGTACCGCGTGCTGATGCACTTCCAGTTTGAAGATGGCCACCAGCTAAGCTTGCCGGAACTGTGCTGGTGGGCGGTGCTGCACCAGGTTACCGATGCGCTGCCGGAGGCGGTGGCGCGCGTATCTCTCCGGTGGCCGCCGGCCGTCGTCCCGCACGGCACCATGAAAGAGGCGGATATTACTTGCGAGCGCCCGCCGGCCGAGATCATCAACGAACGGGTGGAGAGAGTAAAACCCGTGCTCGCCCTCGATGTGGATGCGGAACCCCAGGCAGGTTTCATGTTGCGGCCCAAGCTGACGCGCTGGATATGCGAGAAGTACACCCAGTGGGTGAAATCGCAGCCGTGCTGTTGTGGCTGTGGCCGCCCGGCGGATGATCCGCACCATATCGTTGATTTCGGCCTGGGTGGCACCGGCACCAAGCCCCACGACATTTTCACCATCCCATTAACCCGAGAGTGCCATGACGAACTGCATGAGGATGTTGCAGCGTGGGAGGCCAAACACGGCAGCCAGCTTATTCACCTTGTGCGCACCCTGAACCGGGCCTTTGGCTTAGGCGCCATAGTTACAGCGACAAAACGCGGAGCAAAACGATGAGAGACATTCAACTGGTATTAGAGCGCTGGGGTTCATGGGCTGCAGGTGACCACAGCGGTGTGGACTACTCTCCGATTGCTGCAGGGTTCAAGGGGCTGCTGCCACAGACATCAAAGACGAGGCTGTCCTGCTGTGATGATGATGGGCTGATTATTGAGGGGGCCATGGCTCAACTGAAACGCCGACGGCCTGATGAATATCACCTGGTCATTTTGCACTACGTGTTTAACATGCCGAAAAGAGCCATTGCCCGTTCGTTCAAAAAGGATGAGAAGCTGATCCGGATAAGCCTGAACATGGGGGAAAACTTCGTTGAGGGCTGTCTGGCGATGCTAGATGTGCGGCTTGAGATGGACCCGGAAACGGAGCGTGAAAATATTTATGAAAAACCGCTAACGCGGTCCGCAAATTGTACTTTAGTCTGATAAGAGTGGTCACGTAGTCACGTAGCTTATTCAATGAAAAAAACCTCGTTTTGTCGCTGAGGCAATCCCATAAATAAGTACTTAATAATCATTGATAAGGCTTGATTCCGGCTAATCATCGGAAGCTGGAACCGGGGTCAGGGACGCGGGGTTATATTAGCAAAATATACCGTAAATCCCCCGCCCACACCGGACGAAAATTATACAACTGGAAATTCTTTCTCATCTTGTCCGGTTTTTACTATTTGGGCTATCAAGCCTCATCGGCTCTATCCGCTGGTGGTGAGGCACCTGTGTTAACGATAGAAATCTGTTCAACGGCTGTGTGGGCGATATGTATTACTTTACCTTTCTCTATCAAAAAATGATTGCCTTATAACATAGGTTATGAGCTAATCTGTACATGTACAGAGAGGGCATTATGAAAACTATCACTTACACTCAAATGAGATCCGACTTGTCTGCTACGCTGGAGTTACTCCGCTCTGGAGAGAGCTTGACCGTTACACAGCGAGGGAAGCCCGATCTCGTTATTAACGCAACAGTTGTGAGTCGCCCAATTTTTTCAAATGAGATTGCGCATACAAAACAATCTGTTGAATTTGTTCGTGAAAATAAATCGGTTAACAATGCCATTGCGCGTTTAATTGAATCTAATATGTCTCCGCAATTAAAGGAGGGGCTTATGAATGCAACAAAACAATTAGATAACCTCCTGTCTTCTGAGGAGACACGTAAAGCAATGTTAAAGCTTGCTAATTCAGCTATTGCTCTTCAGGGAGTTTCCGAGTCTTTCGCAAAGGCCTTAAAGCACACTCAGATCAAACATGCTGATATTATTAAGAAATTGGAAGACAAGTAATGGATGATATTACATTTCTTACTATCGACGAGGTTATAACAATTCAAAAAACAACGTTGCCTCATAGTGGAGAACCTGACAGAGGCAAGCTGGAAGGTGCTTTGAGCCGTGTGCAAAACCTTGGTATTTACGAAGAGTGTGATGATATCTTCAAATTTGCAGCTATGTACATGGTGGCAATAGCTAAGTCTCACGCTTTCAATGATGCTAACAAAAGAACCGCATTTCAGGCAGCAAGTGTGTTTTTGCTGATGAATGGGTATGAACTCAATACATCTATAGAATTGGTAAAATTGACAGTATTTGCGGCTACAGGAGAGGCTGATTGTGATGGCGCGGCGTTAGCACTAAAACTTTTGTCTGATTATAAAAACGATCTTTTGGCAGATACGATTTATGGTTATTAAGTGCTACTTTTAAGGTAGTTATCGAACCAGTTCACAACCCGCCTTAACGCTGAGGGAGCCCCATAAATCAACGCAAAGATGGGGTCTCGTCGTTCCTAACCTGCATACCGTAGCCAGAGAAAATAATTTAAGCGGTGAAATGGGCAGCTGGTGGGTGTTGGTAGCATCCACCAGCTATTTGCTCATGCGGATAGGTCACAAGCAAACCTTTGCCCGTGCTGCGAACAGCAGTACGAGCCTAACAAACAGGCCTGCTTATGATCCGAAACACTTGCCTTGTCAACGCTGACACAACGGAATACATCAAAACCCTCCCTGATAACTGCATCGACCTGATAGCGACGGATCCGCCGTACTTTCGGGTAAAGAGCAATGACTGGGATAACCAGTGGAAGGGCGAGGGGGAATACCTGCAATGGCTTGACGGTCTGTTTGCTGAATTCTGGCGGGTACTGAAACCTGCCGGCAGCCTGTATGTATTCTGTGGGCACCACCTGGCGGCAGATACCGAGTTAATGTTACGCCAGCGCTTTAATGTGCTGAATCACATCATTTGGGCCAAACCATCCGGGCGGTGGAATGGCTGCCAAAAAGAAAGCCTGCGGTCATATTTTCCGGCGACCGAACGCATTTTGTTTGCTGATCACTATCAGGGGCCGTATCGCCCCAAGTCCGGTGGCTATGCCGTTAAATGCCAGCAGTTGAAACAGCAGGTAATGCAGCCGCTCATTGATTATTTTCAGGGCGACAGGCAGGCGCTGGGTGTTACGGCGAAAGAGATTAAGGCCGCCACGGGTAAAGGCATGGCATCCCACTGGTTCAGCGCCAGCCAATGGCAACTGCCGGGGGAGGCTGATTACCTCAAGCTGCAGTCGCTGTTCGATCAGATTGCCAGAGACAAACACCAGCTTAACGAACTGCAAGCGCCACATCATCAACTGGTTGTACGGTACCAGGCGTTAAACCGTCAGTATGCGGAGCTGGTGGCGCAATACCATCTGTTACGACGACCCTTTCAGGTATCAGCGGCGGTACCTTATACCGACGTCTGGACGTTCAAGCCTGTCCCGTTCTATCCGGGCAAGCATCCATGCGAAAAGCCGGCCGACATGATGGAACACATCATCACCAGCAGCAGCCGGCCGGGCGATGTGGTGGCCGATTTCTTTATGGGCTCAGGCTCAACTATAAAGGCTGCGATCAAACTCGGCCGCATTGGGCTGGGCGTCGAATTAGAAGAAGAGCGATTTTTACAAACTCGCCGGGAAATATATCCGGTGGATTAAACCAGCCCTGACATCCTCAGGGCTTTTTTTATGCCCTCTGTCTGGAGAGGACTGCATACAGCAATGAGGAGTCATGATGTCCGATCCAGTTATCACTGCTGGTGGCGTAGCGCTGGCCAGCGCCAGTGCAGTCGCACCGTTTGCGGGTATTGATTACGGGGTGGTGTTTGGTGCGTTTATTGGGGCGATGTATTTCGTCACCCAGGCGACTGACCTGTCGCACCTGCGCCGCGCGCTATATTTCGTCGTTTCGTTCGGTACCGGCATTATCGGCTCTGGCGTGGCGGGTTCCAAGCTGGCCGGCTGGCTGAACTACAACGACAAGCCTCTGGATGCCCTGGGGGCAGTAATCATTTCCGCGGTGGCCATCAAGCTGCTGACGTTTGTCAGTGAAAAGATGGAGGATCCGACATCGCTATTTTCGCGGTTTCGGGGAGGTACCAATGGCAAATGACCCGTTAGTAATCATCAACGTATTCCTGTGCATCGCTATCGTTATCCGGCTGTCGGCATTCCGCAAACGTGGAGCCAAGCACCGCTGGTGGGCCTCATGGCTGGCGTACGTGATCATTCTGGCGTATGCGTCGGTGCCATTCCGTTTCATGTTCGATCTCTATCACCACACTCACTGGGCGGCGGCCGTTCTCAACCTGATCATCTGCGTAGCGGTGTTTCGGGCTAAAGGGAATGTGGCCAAGCTATTTCATGTACTGAGGCCACAATGACACAAGATCAATTTCAAAAGGCGGCTGGTATTAGCGCCGGGTTAGCTGCGCGCTGGTATCCGCATCTGGTGGCGTGTTTCAGCATGTTCGGTATTTCCACACCGGTGGCCCAGGCGATGTTTATTGCGCAGGTTGGCCATGAATCAGGGGGTTTCACCCGCACGGTGGAGAACCTCAACTATACCCCGCAAGGGCTGTTGTCCACGTTCGGTAAACGTATCTCTGGCTATCAGGCTGACATGCTTGGGCGAACTAAGGCCCACCCAGCCAATCAGGAAGCCATTGCCAATCTGGTCTATCAGGGCCGGCTGGGCAACAAACTTTCCAGTGATGGCTGGAAATACCGCGGGCGCGGGCTGATTCAGATCACCGGCCAGGAAAACTACCGGACTTGTGGCGATGGGCTAAAGCTGGATTTGGTTTCCTCGCCACAACTGTTGGAACTGGACAGTTACGCGGTGCTTTCTGCTGGCTGGTATTGGCAATCCCGTAACTGCGGTCGATTCGCGAGTGATATCGAGCGTGTCACGCTGCTGATCAACGGCGGCAAGAATGGTCTGGCCGATCGGCAGGCTCGTTATAACCTGGCCCGGAAGGTGTTGCTATGAAACTTCAACTGATTGAAGAGTGGCGCCAGTGCTGGCGCTGGTTCTCTACGTGGGCGCTGACGCTTGCCGGCGCTATTCCTGCTGTCTGGGCCGAATTGCCGCCCGACCTGAAACTAATTATCCCTGCATCACTGATGGGCACCATCACTGCAGTGGTCGCGGTATGCGGCATTGTGGGGCGTGTGATTAATCAGACCAAATCGGGTGAAACATCATGACCTGGATCATCAGCAACTGGCGCGTAGTGGCGCTGGGCCTGCTGCTGGTATCTGCTGCGTGTGTATTTTCATGGCGTTCTGGCTGGAGTGCTCACGCTGACCATATCAATGCGCTGGCGGCTGCCAAGAAGACCAAGGCCGATGGGGCAGTTAAAGCCTCAGAGCAGAACGCGGCAGCAGCAGGTGAGCAGGGCAAGGTCATTTACCGAACGATAACCCGTGATGTGGTGAAATATGTCCAGTCTCCGAATCGCACTGTGTGCCAGTTTGATGATGATGCTGTGCGGTTGCGCCAGCGTGCCATCGACGCTGCCAACGATATCCCAGGATTTGATGCAGCCCCCGTGCAAGGCGAGTACCGCTGGTAAGAACAGCGACGAAGACCTGCAGGCCGATATCGAAACGGCGCAGTGTGTGCGGGAGCTGCGCCTGAACATCTACCGCTGGCAGGCATGGTATAAGGCTGTTCAATAGATGGGATTCCTGCATGAGTATATTAGCGTGGCATCAGGCGCAGGTCGTGATGGCTAATTAATATCTTGATGGTGGCTGATTAAATTTCAATCACGATCTGGTGCCAGCCATTTGTCTTACTTTTCTATCAATATCTACAACAGTCTCTCTTGACAATTCTCCCTTCTCTATAAGGGGAAGAAGTAAAGAGTACCTATAGAGATAAACCTCTGGTGGCATGGTAGCACCTCCACGTTTGCCGGCTAGTTCCAGATGTTTTTCCCATTCAGTTATAGCCATTTTCATTGCAAGTTCAGCTAATCTTTTACGCTCATCAGATGCCCTTTGCTGATGAGAATTCCAGATAGTGACTAGTCCAGAAACAATTGCTGATATTACGGCGCTCGTTGCTACAAGAGTTAACCATTCCATAAAATTAACCTCTAAAAAAGAAACTCGATTATTCTAACAGCCAATTTAGGTGGTTGTTATGGCAAAAACGGACTACAGGAATATGATTAGTCATCCCAAAAGTTCTTCGCTGCGCGGCTTCGATGATGGTGAGTTATACTCCTCCACCAACAGGAGGATCCCCAATGTCATACAACCTCGGCAATTTGCCAAAAGAAGAGATGGACAAGGTCAACGTTGACCTGGCGGCCAGCGGTGTGGCGTACAAAGAACGCATGAACATGCCGGTCGTGCCGGCGCAGGTAGAGGCAGAACAACCTGAGCATCTGCGTGAATACTTCCGCGAACGGTTGATTCATTACCGGAAGGTCAGCGAGACGATGCCAAAAGCCAACGACCCAATCTATCAGAAGATGGCCGAAGACAACGGCAAGAGCTAACGGAACCCGCCAAGTGCGGGTTTTTTATTGCAGGTTAATCAAAGCCGTCACCCTGCACCTGCCGCGCACCCTGCGCATCGGCAGGCTGGTGGCTTTTCTCTCGATTTCATCGCAAATGATAATGATTTGCATTTATCATCACAGCATGGTGGGGTTGCGGTGTAAATGAGAATCATTATCATTAAAAGGTACTCCCGGAGGGGCGGCCAGCCACGGGGCGGCGGACTCGCGGAAAACGGCGCGTTTTTCGCATTTGATCACTTTCATCATCATCTATATATCTAATTGAATTTTATGAATATGATTTTTTAAAGATGTCGAATTGGTTAAAAGGTGTTCACCATCATGGATAAAGAACTCGAAGCCGTGAGGCTGAACATCAACCAACTGTCGGCGATCACCGATCTGCATCGGCAGACGGTCGCCACCAGGCTGAAAAACGTACCAACAGCCCCCGGCAGTAACTCACGGTTGAAGCTGTACGCCATTCGCGATCTGTTATCGGAACTGATGAAAACTGGCGCGGCGGCGGAAGTCGACGATATGACCCCGCCAGACCGCAAGGCCTGGTACCAGTCAGAGCGCGAACGCCTCAAGTTCCAGCAGGAAGTGGGTGAACTAATCCCCGCCAGCGATGTGATCCGCGAATTTTCCGCGATGGCCAAGGCGGTGATCCAGGTGCTGGAGACCCTGCCGGATATTCTGGAGCGGGATTGCGCGCTGACACCGACCGCCGTTTCCAGGGTACAGAGCATTATCGATGATCTGCGCGACAGCATTGCGCAGAAAGTGACTGAGGCAGATACGCCAGAGCCAGAGGAGGACATGCCCGAGGAGGTTTGATGGAGTCGCAGGCAACCGCATCAGCTATTCGTCGCAACATGGCGGGGATATTGAAAGCCCCGCGTCGCATGCCGGTTGCCGAAGCCGTGGAAAAGTACATGCGGGTGCCGATGGGGGCGGGTAACTCCGTGCCATGGGATCCGGGTGTGGCGCCGTATGTCATTGAGCCCATGAACTGCCTGGCATCGCGTGAATATGATGCCGTGGTTTTCGTCGGGCCGGCGCGAACCGGTAAAACCATTGGCCTGATCGATGGCTGGTCAGTGTACAACGTGGTGTGCGACCCCTCGGATATGCTGATTGTACAGATGACCGAGGAGAAGGCGCGGGAACACTCGAAAAAGCGCCTTTCCCGCACTTACAAACTCAGCCCGGACGTCGCCCGCCGATTAAGCCCGCGGCGCAATGACAATAACGTTTACGATCGGACGTTCCTGGCCGGCAACTACCTGAAAATAGGTTGGCCGTCGATCAACATCATGTCGTCGTCCGACTATAAATGTGTGGCCCTGACCGATTATGACCGATTCCCGGAGGATATTGACGGGGAAGGGGATGCCTATACCCTGGCCTCCAAACGTACCACCACGTTCATGAGTTCCGGTATGACGCTGGTGGAAAGCTCCCCCGGGCGCGATATTCGCGATACCAAGTGGAAACGCTCATCCCTACATGAAGCGCCGCCGGCGACCGGCATTATGTCGCTGTACAATCGCGGCGATCGGCGTCGCTGGTACTGGCCGTGTCCGCATTGTGGCGAATATTTCCAGCCGGTAAAGGATGTGGTGGCGGGGTATCAGGATATTCGTGATGCGGTCAAAGCCAGCGAAGCCGCCTATATAGAATGTCCCCACTGCGCCGGTAAGATCATGGCCGATCAAAAGAGCGACCTCAATAAACGCGGTGTTTGGCTGCGCGAAGGGCTAAAGATTGATCGGCACGGTGTGATCACCGGTGAGGCGCGCCGCTCACGTATCGCCTCTTTCTGGATGGAAGGGCCGGCAGCGGCATACCAGACGCTTTCGCAACTGGTTTATAAACTGCTTTCTGCCCAGCAGGATTACGAGGCGACCGGCAGCGAAGAGACGCTTAAAGCGATCATCAATACCGACTGGGGATTGCCTTACCAGCCCCAGTCGAGCATCGAGCAGCGCAAATCTGAAACGTTAATGGATCGCGCCGAACGGGTAGTCAAGCGCAGTGTGCCTGACGGCGTCCGTTTTCTGGTGGCGACCGTTGACGTGCAAGGCGGCCGAAACCGCCGGTTTGTTGTCCAGATTATTGGTTATGGCGCCCACGGTGAACGCTGGGTTGTCGATCGCTACAACATCCGGCAATCGCTGCGGGTTGGTGAAAACGGTGTCAGTCTGCCTATCGATCCGGCGGGCTACCAGGAGGACTGGGATTTGCTGCGCACGGATGTGTTCGACAAATCCTGGCCGCTGGCCAGTGACCCGTCGATAACGATGCCCATCTTGGCGATGGCCGTTGACTCCGGAGGTGAGGATGGTGTCACCGGCAATGCGTATGAGTTCTGGCGTAATTGCCGCCGCGATGGCGTCCATAAGCGCGTTTATCTGTTCAAGGGCGACAGTCAAACCCGCAGCAAACTGATCACCAAAACATTGCCCGACAATACTGACCGCCCCAATCGGCGGGCGGAAGCGCGCGGCGACGTACCGTTATACCTGCTGCAAACCAACCTGCTGAAAGACCGGATCGATAACGCCCTGCAGCGTGAGACGCCGGGGGCGAACTATGTCCATTTTCCAGACTGGTTGGGCGAATGGTTCTACGACGAACTGACCTATGAAGAGCGCGGGCTGGATGGCAAGTGGGCGAAGCCGGGCAAAGGGCCAAACGAAGCCTTTGACTTGATGGTTTATGCCCATGCGCTGGTTATCCTGCGGGGCTACGAGAGGATTAACTGGGAAAAACCGCCGCCATGGGCGCAACCTTTCCAGGTTTCCCATGATCAGCCCCCGGAACGTCGCGCCCCGCAACAACATCGACCCAAGACCCCAAAAACCAATAAATCACCCGCACAGAAAGAGGCGACAGTCTCTGCCTGGGCGCCGTCAACTTCAGGAGGCTGGGTGTGAATCAGGCTGATATCGAAAACATGATCCAGGCGTACCTCGATGCCGAAAGGGCCGTGCTGGCGGGGAAATCCATCACGTTCAATGGGCAAGCCATGACGATGGAAAACCTCAGTGAGATCCGCGCGGGCCGCGAATCCTGGGAACGTCGTCTCAGTAACTATAAAGCGGCGCTGCGTGGGCGGCCTATGTACAAACTGGCGAGGTTTCCACGATGAGCCTGATTGATGATGCGATTGGGCTGGTGTCGCCGGGATGGAAGGCCGCACGGCTGAAATCTCGGGCGCTGATCCGTGCCTATGAGGCTGCGATGCCCACGCGAACGCACCGCGCCAAACGCGAAAACCGCAACGCCAACCAGCTTAACGACTTCGGTGGCCGATCGTTACGGGAGCAGGCACGCTATCTGGATAATAACCACGATCTGGTTATCGGCCTGTTGGATAAGCTGGAGGAGCGCATCGTCGGTGCGCGCGGAATCATTGTCGATCCGCAGCCGCTGCTGCTCACTGGGTTGGTGGCGGACGATTTCGCAAAACAGATCCGCCAGGCCTGGGCCGAGTGGTCGGTTTCTCCTGATGTGACCGGGCAATTTACCCGGCCTGTTCTGGAGCGCCTGATGGCGCGTACCTGGCTGCGAGATGGTGAAGTGTTTGGGCAAATGGTTCGCGGTACGGTTGCCGGACTCACGCCGTCGGCCGGTGTCCCTTTCTGGATAGAAGCGCTTGAGCCTGATTATGTTCCGCTCGAAATGACCGAGACAGGCAAAGGCATCTGCCAGGGCGTTTACCTCAATGACTGGGGGCGCCCCACAAAGTATGTGGTGTACAAGAATCTTGCGGTGTCGGGCATTGCTCTGGGGCAGACCAAAGAGATCAGCGCCGATAACATGCTGCATCTGAAATTCATGCGGCGTTTGCATCAGGTTCGAGGCAATAGCCTGCTTTCCGGCATCCTGATCAGGCTCAGCGCGCTGAAGGAATATGAGGACTCCGAACTGACAGCGGCCCGTATTGCTGCCGCGCTGGGAATGTTCGTCAAAAAGGGCGATGCCCAGACGTATGACGAAGCGTCAGGGGAGAATGACAAACAACGGGATCTGGATATTGTTCCCGGTATGCTCTTCGATGGACTCTTGCCGGGTGAAGACATCGGCATGATCAAGTCAGACCGGCCTAATCCCAACCTCCAGTCTTTCCGTAATGGCCAGTTACGCGCGGTCGCCGCCGGCAGTCGCAGCAGTTATTCCAGCATTTCCCGCGATTACAACGGTACCTACAGCGCACAGCGCCAGGAGCTGGTGGAGTCGTTCGAAGGGTACAACATTCTGCAAGATGGTTTTGTGGCTGCCGTCAGCCGGCCGATTTATCGCAACTGGCTGCAGATGGCGATCACCGCCGGGATTATCACGGTACCGCCGGATATTGACAAAGTTTCCCTGTTTAACGCCGTGTACAGCGGCCCGGTCATGCCATGGATCGACCCATTGAAAGAGGCCAACTCCTGGCGGGTGCTGCTGCGCGGTGGCGCGGCGACCGAAGGTGACTGGGTACGGGCTCGGGGCGCCAATCCCGGCGATGTGAAGCGCCGCCGTAAGGCGGAAGTTGATGAAAACAAGGATCTGGGACTCGTTTTTGACACCGATCCGGCAAACGACAAAGGAGAAGCCAGTGGGCAAGAGCAAGAGAAGTAACCGGATCATGGCACCACGCGCCTCCGGTGGTGACAAAAGCTGGTTTCGGATGAAGGCCAGCGGCGACAAGGCGGCCGACATTTATATTTATGACGAAATTGGCTATTGGGGCGTCACTGCCCGCCAGTTTGCCGGTAGCCTGAAAGCCCTGGGCGATCTCGACCACATCAACCTGCATATTCACTCTCCGGGCGGTGATGTGTTCGACGGTATTGCCATTTACAACCTGCTGAACAGCCATCCAGCCAGCAAAACGGTGTACATCGATGGTCTGGCTGCCTCAATGGCTTCCGTTATTGCCATGGTGGGCAATCCCATCATCATGCCCGAGAACGCCATGATGATGATCCACAAACCATGGGGCATCACCGGTGGCGATGCCAACGATATGCGCGATTATGCCGATCTGCTGGATAAGGTCGAAGCGGTATTGATCCCGTCCTATGCCAAGAAAACCGGCAAATCGACCGACGAGCTGGCGAATATGCTCAGCGAAGAAACCTGGCTGACGGCGCAAGAGTGTCTTGAGCATGGTTTTGCCGATCAAATCTCTGTTGCGGTGCAGGCGATGGCCCGCATTAACTCACAACGTATCGAGGAATTTCACGCTATGCCAAACTCTCTGAAAAATATGATTGTTCCGCCTAAGGCCAGCACGACTACGCCTGCGCCGCAGCCTGCACCCGCGCCAGCATCACAACCGGCGCCAGTGCCGGCATCTGCTGCGCTGGATGAAACGGCTATCCGTGCCCAGGTGCTGGCCGCGCAGAAAGAGCGTGTAACAGGTATCAAAGACCTGTTTGCGACTTTTGGTAATCGTCATCAGGCCCTGCAGGCGGAATGCATTGAAGATGTTGAATGCTCCGTGGCGCAGGCGAAAGACAAACTGCTGGCCGCGTTGGGTAAAGATGCCACGCCGTCCAACAAAGGCACTCAGGGTACGCATATTCACGCGGGTAACGGCAACTTTGTCGGTGATGGCATCCGCCAGGCATTGATGGCGCGTGCGGGGTATGAAGATCGTCAAAACGATAATGTGTACAACGGCATGACGATGCGTGAGTTTGCGCGCATGTCGCTGACGGAGCGCGGGATCGGCGTCGCAGCGTATAACCCGATGCAAATGGTGGGACTGTCGCTGACTCACAGTACCTCGGATTTTGGCAACATCCTGTTGGATGTGGCGAATAAATCCCTGCTGCTGGGCTGGGAAGAAGCGGAAGAAACCTTCGAACAGTGGACGAAGAAGGGGCAGTTGTCCGACTTTAAAACGGCGCATCGCGTTGGTATCGGCGGCTTCCCATCGCTGCGAAAAGTGCGCGAGGGCGCGGAATACAAGTACGTCACCACGGCCGATCGCGGCGAACAGATTGCCCTGGCCACCTACGGTGAAATCTTCTCTATCACCCGCCAGGCCATCATCAATGATGATCTGAATCAGTTGACGGATGTGCCGATGAAGATGGGCCGTGCCGCGAAGGCGACGATTGGCGATCTGGTCTATGCCGTACTGACCGATAATAAGGCGTTGTCCGACGGTAAAAAACTCTTCAGTGCCGATCACAAGAACATGGCGACGGGCGCTATCGATGTGACCAACCTGGACAAAGCTCGCCAGTTAATGCGAACCCAGAAGGAACCGACGACCGGTAGAACGCTGAATATTCGCCCGGCATTTTTGTTGGTGCCTACGGCGCTGGAAACGGTGGCTAACCAAACCATCAAGTCGGCCAGCGTTAAAGGCGCCGATGTTAACGCCGGCGTGATCAACCCCATCCAGAACTTTGCCGACATTATTGGGGAACCACGCCTGGATGATAAAGATGCCGCTGCCTGGTATCTGGCCTCGGCCAAAGGCACCGACACCATCGAAGTGGCGTATCTCAACGGTGTCGAACTGCCGTATATCGACCAGCAGGAAGGCTTTAACACCGACGGTATTGCCACCAAGGTGCGTATCGATGCTGGCGTTGCGCCGCTCGATTATCGCGGCCTGGTGTATTCGTCCGGCCAATAACCTCCGCCGCCACAACAAACAGGCCCTGACGGGCTTTTTTTATACCTTAAATCGGCCCTGCGGGGCCGTGGAGACACATCATCATGGCTAAGAATTTTATTCAGGAAGGCAAGACTATCGCTATCACTAACGCCGGTACCGAGGAAATCGCCAGTGGTGAGCTGGTGGTTGTGGGGGATTTGGTGTCTGTGGCGATCACCGATATCGCGGTAGCTGATACCGGCGACGGCTTCACCGAAGGGGTTTTCCAACTGCCCAAACTGGCGGCGGATGTGATTGCGGCAGGGAAAAAAGTTTATTTCCTTGACGGCATGATCCAGTTGGATGCAACGGATTCGGTCTATGCCGGTTATGCCTGGGAGGCGGCGGCTGCCGGTGACACGGTAGTTTCCGTGAAACTGAATGGCTAACGCCTTCGAGGGGTTGGCGGCGCGCATGGATGCCGTCACCCGGGATCGACTCGGGAAAACGGTCAGCATCAACGATGAAGATTTTATTGCGGTTGAAAGTCACCTGATCCCGGAACTCGGCCCGGTAACGGGGGATGGCATATCACTGGTGCTTTTTACGGGGAATTATCGGCCAAGACGCAACGATGCCGTGGTGCTGGATGGGCAGAGTTACATCGTGACTCGCTACCAGATATTCAACGGTAAGCCGCAAATCTGGATCGAATAGGGGGCGCTATGACGGTGAAAGGACTGCAGCAGGCGATTGATAACCTGAACAGCATCAGCAAAACGGCGGTGCCGCGCGCCACGGCGCAAGCGGTGAATCGGGTGGCCGGCCGCGCTATCAGTCGCAGTAGCAGCACGGTCGCAAAGGAAACCCGGGTGCCGCGCAAGTTGGTCATGCAGCGTGCCAGGCTGAAACGGGCCACGGTTGCGAAGCCGCTGGCCACCGTCAAGGTTAACCGGGGCAATTTGCCTGCCATCAAGTTGGGTGTGGCGCGCATGCAGATTTCGCGCCGCCGCGACAACATACATGGCAAGGGCAGCGTGCTGAAAGTCGGGCGCTTTACCTTCCGTAATGCCTTTATTCAGCAGTTGGCCAACGGCCGTTGGCATGTTCTGCAGCGAACCAGCAAAAGCCGCTATCCCATTGATGTGGTGAAAATCCCCCTGGTTACGCCGCTGACTAAAGCCTACAAGGCCGAAACCAAACGCCTGCTGGACAGTGATATGCCCAAAGAGCTGGCGGCCACCCTGAAAAATCAACTGAGGCTGATAATCAAGCGATGATCAAACACCCTGCCATTCGCAGTGCCGTACTGACGGCGCTGAAACAGTCGATCACGGATCCATCGGTGACCTGGTATGACGGCCGACCGGCATTTTTGGGCGCGGATGAACTCCCGGCAGTCGCTGTTTACCTGACCGATGCGCAGTCCACCCATGAAATGCTCGATGAAGATATCTGGGGCGCCATTCTTCATATCGAAGTGTTCCTGAAGGCGTCGAATACCGACAGCGAACTGGATAAATGGATGGAATCGCACATTTACCCCGCCATGGCGGACATTCCAGCCCTGACAGGGTTAATAGAAACCATGACGGCGGTGGGTTACGACTACCAGCGTGACGATGAAGCCGCCACCTGGGGATCTGCCGATCTCAAATATTCACTGACCTATTACATGTGAGGAAATTATGGCAACACCATCGCCACTTAATCCGGTGAAAGGCGCCGGCACTACGCTGTGGGTTTATTCCGGCACAGGGGATCCGTATGCATCACCAACGACCGATACGGATTGGACGCGTTTAGCCAAGATCAAGGAACTGACGCCGGGGGAAATGACGGCCGAGTCCTATGACGACAACTATCTGGACGACGACGACGCTGACTGGTCAACGACCGGCCAGGGGACGAAATCGGCAGGTAACTGCACGTTCACGCTGGCGTGGAAACCCGGCGAAACTGGCCAGCAGGATGTGGTGGCCTGGTTCACGTCCGGTGATGTGAAGGCCTACAAGATCAAGTACCCGAATGCGGCTGTTGACGTGTTTCGCGGCTGGTTGAGCAGCTTGGGCAAAGCGGTAACCTCGGCCGAGGTGATCACCCGTTCGGTGCAGGCCACCAACGTCGGCGCGCCGTCGCTGGCGGAGGCCAATGGCAGCACCACAACGACTACGGGCACCGACGGCGAATAAGCTCGTCACAGCCTATTTTACCATCCCATCATGACGGGGCCCTGGGCCCCGCCGCCTGGAGTATCCCATGCTGAAGAGCGAACCGTTTTCCTTTAACGGTGAAACGACCACGATTTATGAACTGTCGGCGTTGAACCGCATTGAATTTCTGGAATATCTGGCTGAACAGGAGAAGACCATTCCGGCAGAGGGCACGGACGCCACCCTGCGCAATGCGGCCATCAGTGCCTTTAGCATTCGCGAGGCGTCGCGTGTGGTGGCCATGTCACTGCAGAATGCCGACCGCAAAGGTCCCACCGTGGACGAGGTACAGCAGGATGTACTGGAAACCTGGTCGCTCGACGCCATTATTGCCGCATCATTCGCGATCAAGGTGCTGTCCGGCATTATCAAGCCGCAGGTCGTTGAAACCACGGATACCGACGACACCGCGGCGGAAACGCAAAGCACCGAAGAGACGGAACCTGTCACGGCGGAAAAGCCTTAGCCGGTGAGCGTCGCTTTGTGATGAAGCTGGCACGAGAGTTCTGCCGGCCGGACTGGCGCGCAATGCTCGCTGGCATGTCGTCTACCGAGCTGGAGTCGTGGGCCGATTTTTACCGCAGCGATAACTATTTTCACGACACCCTGATCGATACCCATTTTTCCCGTCTTAGCCATCTGATGTTGTCCATCCATTGCAAAAATGACTGTTCACCGACCGATTTCAGTTTGCTGAACCCGGTGGCGCTGGACATCGATATGGACGACGAACAGATGATGTCACTCGCTGAAAGTATTCCTGGAGGTGTGCGTTATGGCCCAGTCAGTGGGTGATCTCGTTGTCGATATTGGTGCGGATTTCACCAAATTAAAAGAGCAGTTGATTTTTGCTCGTAAGCAGTTGAGAGATCTTGGTGGTGATGCCGACAGCGCGACTAAAGATGTCTCAGCCGCCTTTGCAAAACAGGAGCTGGCGGCCAAGCGCGCCGGGATTTCGGTCGGGCAGTATCGTGCTGCCATGCGTACGCTGCCGGCGCAGTTTACCGATATTGCCACGCAGTTGGCTGGTGGCCAGAGCCCCTGGCTGATCCTGCTGCAGCAGGGCGGCCAGATTAAAGATACCTTTGGTGGCCTGCGGCCGACGTTCACCAGTCTGGTGGGGGCGCTTAACCCTGTTACGGTGGGCGTTGCCGGGCTGGCGGTTGCCGTGGGTGCCGTAGCCTACTCGTTTTATACCGGGCAATCTGTCCTGTCCGATTACAACAAATCGCTGGTGATGACCGGCGATCGCGCCGGGCAAACCGCCAATAACCTGCTTTTCATGAACGAATCCATGGAAAAGGCAGGCGGCTCGTTTTCCTCAGGAACGGCGGCGATTAGCGCGCTGGTTAAGGCCGGCGCCAACCTGGGGCAAAATTATCAGGGCGTCGCATCGTCGATCGCCACGTTGTCCAAAGTAACCAGCACCAGCGTCGATGATCTGGCTGCGGTGTTCGGCAAAATCACCAACGATCCGGAAAGCGGCCTGCGGGCAATGGCCGAGCAGTATGGTCATGTGTCTGCCGCGCAACTGGATTATGTCAGTGCCCTGCAGGATGCCGGCAAGTATACCGATGCCCTGAACTACGCCAACGGCGTGGCGGCGGCGGGCTTCAAGGACATGTCGGCCAACGTCCAGGAGAATATGGGGTACCTGGAGACGGCGGCCAAATCCGTTGGCAACGCATTCAGTTGGATGTGGAACCAGTTGCTGGATCTGGGGCGCCAGGAATCCCTGCAGCAGCAACTGGCCGCCGCCACCGATCGCCTTTATGAGCTGGATAAAGCGCTGAAACAGTCCGGTGCGCAGGGGCAGCAGCGAATGGGGATGGAGCGTGCCCGCGATTTGGCGCGCCAGCAGGTGTCCGCAATTACCGATCAGCTTCATGCTGAACAGCGGAAAACCGAGGAGCAGCAGCGGCAATCCAATCTGCAAGCCAGTACTTTAAAGAATCAACAACATTTTCAATCGATTGCGGATGCCGGGTTAACCAAGGAGCAGCAACGCACACAGGAATATCAACGGCTTAATACCTATATCGCCGAGCGGAAAAAGCTCAACCAGGCGCTAAGCGATGAAGAAATTGCCCAGATAAAGAAAGGGATAGAAGAGCGGTACAAGGATCCGAAGGCGCCGAAGCCCAAAGCCACAACGGTTTCATCCGGTGACAAAAGTGTCGACAGCACCAATGCCGCAACCCTGGCATTGCAAACGCAGTTAAAAGTCCTGCAGCAGCATAGCGGACTGACCGACACGATCAGCCAGCAGCGCAAACAATTGTGGGAAACGCAGGCAAAATTTTCTGTGTTGGAAGATGCTGCGCAGACGCGCGCATTGAGCAAGGAAGAAAAATCACTGCTGGCGAACAAAGATAAGGTTCTGGCACAAGCGGAAATCAATGCCCAGCTTGGCGATCAGATTGCCGCGCAGGAACGGCTGAATAAGCTGCAGGATTCCTCACAGAAATACGTTACGCAAATTTCAGAGAAAACGGCCGCAATGAATGCCGGCGCCGGTCTTGGCAGCCGACAATCGCAGCGGATGACGGAGGCGGCTCAACTTCGCCAGGGCTGGCTCAACCAGGGCGGCAGCCTGAGTGATAACGGCTTCCAGTCAGAACTGAATGCGCTGAAAGAGTATTACGAAGCACAAGACAAGTTGCGGGAAGACTGGCTGTCTGGCTCCCAATCGGCCTTGGCGGATTATGCCGATCAGGCAACCAACTACAGCCAGATGGCGGCCGACACGACAACCACGATATTGCAGGGGGTAACAACCTCAATATCAGAGGGCCTGCAGGGCATTATCACCGGTACCGAGTCTGTTGGTGATGCGTTTGAAAACGTGTTTACCGGCCTGGGCCAGATGGTTATCCAAACGCTGACGCAGATGGCGGCGCAATGGTTGGTTTACCAGGCGGTTTCGTTACTGGTCGGTAAAACCACGCAGGCAGAGGCCGGCACGGCCATGTTTGCCAATGCGCAGGCTGCGGCAAAAATGGCAGAGTTAAATGCGTATTCGTCGACCGCGGCGATCCCTATCGTGGGGCCGGCAATGGCGCCAGTGGCTGCGGGTACAGCGGCAGCGTTTGCCGAGCCTTTAGCGGCGGCTATTGGTACGTTGTCGCTTGCCGGTATGGCGCATAGCGGTATCGATTCTGTTCCGGAGACCGGTACCTGGTTGCTGCAGAAGAAAGAGCGTGTTCTCACGTCCAATACTTCGGCAAAACTGGACGCTACGCTGTCGCAAATTCAGCAGCAGAAAGATCAGGACAGGGCGGCAATGGCAGCAGGTTTCAGCTATTCACCCACCATTCAGGTTAATGGAGATCCTGATGCACGTACCATGTTAATGATGAAAAATGCTGTAAAACAAGGTGGGGAAGAGATTTATAACCGGATAACTAACAATCTGGCTACTGGTCAAGGAAAGGTATCCAAAGCGCTTGGAGCAGGATGGGCTACGAAGAGAAGAACAGGATAGTTAACTAATTGTTTACATTATTTATTATTTTCTATCGCGTTGTTTTGTAAATAATGTGTGTTAGGATGTTTCCGATTGCAATTAAAGGAAATGTTAACATGAAAAAAATATTGATGGTGGCGATTGGATTAACCATTTTTATTTCTGGGTGTGCAACTAAGCAATATCCTCAATCACCGTCGGTTACAGGGGAAGAAGCGGCCGCCTTTGATTGTAAGGCCCTGGAGCAAGAGATAGCGAAAGGTCGTAGTGTACAAGCAGAAATTGACTCAACTGGTCAATTCGATGGGAGAACTGTATTGGGTTTCTTAGGTGATTTTGGCATAGGTAATGGAATGGCTAAAAGTGAAGCTAAGAAAAAAGCGCAGTCAAGACTGAATCAACTTGAGTCTTTAAAAGCAGTTAAATGCAAAGATAACAATTAGTTATATTAAAAAACAGATTTCTTTATAAAGACAAAGCCTCGGTATAGTCCGGGGCTTTTTCTTGCCTGGAGAAAAGTCCAATGGCAGATATTTTCTATCCGCATGATTACCTGCCTGTCCCGCTCAAAGACGAAGGCTATGGCTTTAAGCCGACCAGCCCGTTAGGGCGAACAAAAATGACCTCCGGCCGGGAGCGGCAGCGCCGGCTTTACACCTCGGTGCCCACAAAAACCGATGTGAAGTGGTTATTTAAAACCGATGGGCAGGCCCAGGCCTTCGAGGCGTTCTTCCGGGATACGCTGACTGACGGGGCGGCGTGGTTTTACATGAAGTTGAAAACGCCAGTGGGGATCCGGCCCTATAAGTGCCGCTTCGTCGATATTTACGAAGGCCCGACGCTGGTCAATCTAAAGCACTGGCAGTTTGACGCCACGCTCGAACTGTGGGAACGCCCATTGCCGGTACCGGGCTGGGGGAACTTCCCCGAGTTCCTGGCAGGCCAGAGCATTATCGATCTGGCGCTTAACAGGGAGTGGCCCAAGGAATGACGGTATTAAATCGCCTTTATGCCTCCGGCGGTAAAGAGGTGCTGCTCAACACCCTGCAGATCACCACCGGCGAGGATGAATATTTTCTCACCCAGGGCTGGGACAATATCACTGCCACGCTGGAAGACGGCAGAACGGTGATGTTCGAGGCCTGCGGCATGACCATCGCGTTGCCGGCGCGGAATGCTGATGGTACCCAGGATCTGAAACTGGCTATCAGCAACGTGGAGGGGATAGTGTCGTCCCGCATTGAGGCCGCGCTGAAGAGCCGGGAAGAAATCTTTATCACCTATCGCGAATACCACGACCACGATCTGACCGGCCCTTCATCGGTACCCTGGACAATGAATGTCAAAAGCGGCTACTGGCTGAACACCGAAGTGCAGGTGGTGGCGGGCTACATGAATATTCTCGATACGGCCTGGCCGCGCCGCCGCTACAACCTCGCAGACCATCCGGGCCTCCGTTACACCAAGTAAGGTTTCCCCATGATCAACATCGATAAATACCGTTCAGTCACCTGGCTGAAGGGCGGCCGGGTGTACCCGCAACTCGACTGTTTCGGCATCGTCAATGAAATCCGCCGCGATCTCGGGCTGCCCGCCTGGCCGGAATTTGCCGGCATCACCAAAGACAATAACGGCCTCGACCGTGCCGCCCGTGTACTGATGCAGCAACTCACCCCCTGTGAGCCCTGCGTGGGGGCCGGGATATCGTGTTACTCGGGCAGCCTGGTAACGCATGTGGGCATTGTCGTGAGTCTGGACGGCATACTCTATGCCGCCGAATGCAATCCCCGGACGAACGTGACATTCCTGCCGCTGGGGCGCTTTGCGCGGCGTTTCGTGAAAGTGGAGTATTACCAGTGACAATCCGCATTTACCCCTCCCGGTTGCCGGGGGAACCGCTGGAAACACATACGCACGTTGAGACGACCATTCATGGCTGGATGACCCGTAACGTTACAGAGTATCGCAATGATATGGATCACCCGGTGGTGGTGGAAATCGACGGTGTGCCGGTGCCGCCGGCGGAATGGCCGCTGACGGTGATCCAGCCGGATACCGATGTGCGGATGTACCCTGTACCGTATGGAGCGGTATTCCTCGCTTGGGCGGCAGTGGCTGTAGCTGTCGCATCCGCAGCATATTCCATTTACATGATGAGCCAAATGGATACGGGCTCCTATTCATCTGACACCGGTACCGGACTGGGTTTGAACTCAGCCAATGCAAACTCGGCCAAGCTGGGCGATCCGATCAGAGAAGTATTCGGGCGCCGCAAAATCTACCCCGATTATCTAGTGCAGCCGGTTTCCCGCTTCGTGGACAAAACCAATTTTACCACCTCGCTGTTTCTGAGTCTCGGCGTGGGTAACTTCTCCTTCACTGAAGGGGATATCAAAGTTGGCGGAACGCCGGTAAGTTCACTCGGCAGCGATTTCAGTTACACCCTGTATCCGCCGGGCGCGGATGTGTCCGGGGATGAGCGCTCCGAGAACTGGTATAACAGTACCGAGGTGGGGGGAACCAGCAGCGGATCTGGGCTGGACATGGGCAGCACGTCACCGGATGAGGACAGTATTACCGCTGATGCGGTCACGGTTTCCGGGACGTCGGTGTCGTTTACCGGCGTGCAGGAAGGGGATGACGACACGACCGAACTGCCGGCAACCTGGGCCGAGGGGACGGTGCTTACCCTTATCGTACCTGATTCGTTTACGGTCACCACCGCTGGGTTGTATAGCGTGATCAGCGGTAACAGCCTGGCTGAACTAAATCCGGCAGTCGGCATGGCGGTGACGCTGGGCTATAACGGCGCCGAATATGCGCTGTTTATCGCTAGTTACACCCCTGCGGTCGATGCTGTTCCAGGTGTGGGCGGCAGCGCGGCCAGTATTACCGCCAGCGCAGCGCCGACGACCTATGATTTTACCGCTGATCCGCAGACGTTCAGCATCACCTGGCAGGGCGAGGCACATACCGTCACGCTGGGCACCAATTACGTCACCATGAGCGGCCTGCTTGAGAGTATCACCAGCCAGCTCACCGGCTCTGGGTTGGTGGCCCGTGATGATTCGGGCCGCCTGGCGATCGTGGAATCGTCCAGCCCGTATGCCGGCGGTACTATCAGTGACAGCAATTTGCCGGCCGCGGTATTCGGTGATGCGCCGGACAATATTGTCGGCGTTGCCTCCAGTGGCGGCACCGCCGCCGTCAAGGCCAGTGTCACGCTGGCATATGGCAGCGCCACGGGCACTGCGTTCAGCGGGTTGCCTGCCGGCACTGTTCGGCTGGCCATTGGCCTGGCGGGGAATGAGTACAAAATTACCGAGATCGACGCGCTGACGATCACCGTAACGCGCCTGAAAGATGGCGCAGTTGATGAGGACTGGCCAGGGTTTTCCGGCCGTACGGTGCTGGATTTTGACGCCAGCGGCATCAATGACGATGAGAAATGGCTGGGGCCGTTCCTGGCCTGCCCGGAGAATGAAACCACCGATGTGTTTGAAGTCGATTTCTCATTCCCCAATGGGATTTGCGGCTATGCCAGCAATGGCAGCAAACGTACCCGCCATGTGGAATGGGAGGTGCAGTGGCGCATCTACGGCTCCAGCTCGGGCTGGCAGAGCCGCTATGCGGTTTATGCGGAATCAACGCCAGACGGCATCGGCTTTACCGAGCGGTTTACGCTGGATACGACCGGTTTGGTTGAAGTGCGCTGCCGTCGGCGCAATGAGCAGGGCAGCAACAACGCCAGGGATAACATGTACTGGAAGGCGCTGCGTTCCCGCCTGGCGGCGCGGCCATCGTCGTACGCGGATATCACCACTATGGCGATCAGCTTCGTCAACGGCAGCAAAATTGCGGCGCAGTCGGATCGGCGTGTCAATGTGGTGGCCACGCGACAGTATGACAGTGGTACCGACCGGACGATCAGCGGCGCGGTGTATCACATTCTGAAATCGCTGGGTTTCCGGGATTCACAAATCGACAGCGCCACCATCGACTCGCTGGAGGCCAACTACTGGACGCCGCGCGGAGAGTATTTCGATTATGTGGCCGCGGAGGATGATACCTCTGCCCTGGATATCCTGAAGATGATCGCCAACGCCGGCATGGGGTATTTCCTGCTGAGTGATGGGCTGTGTTCGCTGGGCCGGGAAGGGGTCAAGTCCTGGACGGGGATCATCAGCCCACAGGAAACGACCGAGCCCCTGCAGACGGCATTCCAGGTGCCGTCGCAGGATGATTATGACGCGGTGGATGTCACCTATATCAACAGCGTGACCTGGGCGGAAGAGGTGGTGCAGTGCCGCATAGGCACCAACACGCCGAGCAAGATTGAGGATTACACGCTGGATGGCGTGATGGATGCCGATCGCGCATATCGAATCGGCATGCGCCGGCTGATGAAATACCTGTTTCAGCGCCTGACGCATTCCACGACCACCGAACTGGATGCGCTTTGTTATCAGTATATGGATCGGATCGTGTTTACCAACGACATTCCCGGCACCTATACCACCAGTTGCCTGATCGTGGATATGCAGAACGACGGCGAAACCATCACCCTGAGTGTGAGCGAACCGCTGGACTGGAGCATTGAAAACCCGCGGTGCCTGATCCGCTTCCAGGACGGTTCGGCAAGCGCGTTGCTGACGCCGGCACGCGTCGACAACTATACGTTGAGCATCCCCTATGATGCCGCGCTGGGCGTCGAGGAGTGGGCCATGGACGATCCGTATATTGAACCGCCGCGCCTGATTTTCTGCTCGTCAACGCGAGTAGGCTATGACGGCATGCTCTCTGCCATTGAGCCGAATGGCGACGGCACCTGCGGCGTTACCGCGCCACAGTACGATCCGATATTTTACCAGTACGACGACGCCACTTACCCCGGCGCCACCCAGTAACCCCAATCCCTCCTTATAACCCGCTTCGGCGGGTTTTTCTTTATCTGAGGTAACAGATGACGACATACAACACCGGTGATCCGCTTGGCACGGTCAAACCTGAGAACCTGTACGACAACACGGAGAACCTTGATTATTTGATGCTGGGCACTGAGCATCAGTATCCCGATCGTTTAGGGGTGGGGCGAAAATCCTGGGCAGGAATTGAGGCTGCTTCAGCTGCACGAATCGTCGAGTTGGACAACATCATCACCTCGCTGGATACCGCTAATTTTACATTTGCATCCGATGATTCCGGCCTGGCGGCAACTACGGATGGGCAGTATTTCCGTGTTCCGATGGGGCCAGATTCCCGACCCGCATTTAAATATTATAAAAATAACAATGGGGTGGCTCAGTTAGTTGCTGTTCTTGCTGGGCAGGGTGACATTGACGCAATAAAAAACCTGATCAACAGCAATGGTCTTGCTGAGGATATCTATTTGTCTGTCGTCGATAAAAATGGCCTGGGCGGTGGGCTTTTTCACTGCAAACACTCGGATGGTAGCTTTGGTTCATTATTAAATAGGGTATCGAATAGTGGTATTGAAACTAAAGCGTTAGACATCAAATATACCCCGGAAGGGGATTTACCACTTGTTATCCAAGACAAAAACGGTCTTGGGTTCGCCCCTGGCAGAGGCGGCGGTAGCACCGAGAGCGGCGTTTCCAATGCGGTAATAATCGGTTCTATAAAGTCCGAGGCTGGACTGGTAGATATTTGGAACTTTGCCAACAAGGATTATCTGGAAACAGGTAAGGTTTCATCAACCGCACTGGCTGTTACGGGAAACCCGGTCAAGTGGCCGAACAGTCTCACGCTGAAAGGGGGATCTTCCTGGCTGACATTGCCCTATATCGAAAGTGCACTGTTCACGATCAAAGTCGTTTTCCAACTGCCCTATATTGCAATGGCGGACGTCACCACCGCCCGGGGCGTTGTTTACGGCTTTGATAATGGCACCACGATGGGGATGAGGATACACCTTCAGCGCTCATCTAATGGCAACTACCAAATCCTCGTTTTTAAGCCGGAAGTCGGTTTTCCGTTTGCCGGGATCTCTTTGCCTCCTGAATTTACGGCCGGCGACTGGCTATGCCTGCACCATGTGGTCTCACGGGCGAATGCCGGCAATAACTACCAGGTGCTGTTCCTGGGCGACCGGTATAACGAAATGGTTGAGCCAGACACAGCGGTGTTCACCAATACGAACACACCACTGAAAATTGGGGCCACCTCTGCACCTTACTCGGCATCAACAAACTACGCCTATTGCGATATGAATATTGCCGAACTGGCATATTACAGCGCAGCGATAACCGAGCGTGCATTACGCAATTCGTTCGCTTCCACAAGAAATCGCATGTCCAACCTCGGCATCACGTTAAAAGGATTCTAAAATGACAGTGCTTATTACGGCCAATGACTGGATCGCCTCAGAATATTCAACATTCAATAGCAAAGTTCCCGATTTGGTCGCCGCATGCCTTTTTGGGAACGGCGATGTTTCTAATTCACTACGCATTTCTGCATTAAATGGTGCAGGTAATCTTGGCGAAATGACTGCTGTCTATTCAGCCGGCATTACGTTGAACGATGATGGTGGTGTCACGTTAACACCGGCTGGTACCGGCACCTCTGCAGCACGCCTGATATTGCCCTATACCCCCGTTAATAACGGTGAAACCTGCGTTACGTTAGTGAGCGCGTTAAGTGTGCCAACTTTCGTACAACTCGTTGTTTATGCGGGGTATCGAATTGCCATCGCCAGTAACGGCAACGTTGAAGCCGTTGATAGTGCAGACGCCAATACTGTGGCAACGTCTATCCTTAATCTTGCTGATAAAGGATATATGAGTAGTACAGAGGCGTTAAAATCATTCGTCATTGTTACTGAGCTGCGCACGATTGAAGAGAGTGGGGTTCGTCTTACCGTGTCTCTTCATGATTCCACAGGGGCTTTATTGACGAGCGCCGTTTCTGGTATTTCCGGTGCGGTATTAAACATCGCGGCATCAACCCCATATATCGGCGGTTCTAAGGCTGGAGCAACAGCCTATAAATCAGCCAAACATTACGGGCATCTGATTTTCCATCGCCAATTAACGGACGTTGAAACAATCTCCGCAGCGGAGCAACTCGCCGGTTATGCAAATTCTATGGGCGCAGGCATCGCTTAATCAGGAGGATTTATGCCCGTATCGCTAAAAACAGTATCTGGCCGTGTATCTCCTGCTAACCAGGCGGCATGGTGGAAACCTTTTGATCTTGATCGGTTCGGCAATAAATATTTTATTGCCTGTATCGTGCCAATAAATGGTGCCGCGACAACCTATCACAATGTCCTGATCGCGAAGGAAGACACAGCCGGAAACGTCACATCTTCCTATTGCGTTGACGGCCCTGGCCGTCTGGCCACATGGCTTAATGATGTTGGGCATAACTGCCCATCAATTGTCGTGGATGCCAATGGGTTCATTCACGTTTTCACATCCATGCATACGAACGAGATCCGGTATTACCGTTCACAGGCACCGTATGACATCACGACGATGCAGCGGCAGTTTTTCGAATGGCCGGATTCTGTTTGGCAATACACATATCCGACTGTCACAAAAGACAGCGCTGGTAATGTGTATCTGCTGGTGCGTTGTGGTGTGCAAAACCAGACCATCCTCACACACCGGATGGGGGCGTTGTATAAATGGACGCCAGCGGCACTGACAGACGGTGCCGAGGTTTTGGTGCAACCGGTCTCGCCCGGCAAATGGAGGCGTTTCAAATTGCTATTTTGGGAGGCTGACCGTTCATTTTATCCGGATGACCTCAGGATCGGCACCGATAGTCTGGTACACACGATTTATGAAGTCGGGCCGCAACATGCCGGCACGCTGCGTCACCGTGGCACTTATGCGCGCATTAACGCTAGCGCTGCAGGGCTGACAGATATTGCCGGCGCAGCGTTAACTACTCCACTGGCAACGGCTGTTACGCAGGGCGCCGAGGTTTACCAGGATCTTGTTGAAGGTGAAGAATACCTCGCTAACTCAACGAGCAGTACATTCAATAATATGGCTGGTATCCAGGCCGCTAAAATTATCTGGGATTCAGACAATAACGCGTTTCAGGGTGTTGTTTACCGCTATCGGCCTATGCGGACGTCTGGCGGCAGCACGTTCGGCGGGTTTGGTATTCGCGTAGCGACCTGGAACGGCACTGCATGGGCTCATGATGATTTGTTTGAACTGGATAGTTCAAGCGTGTCTACGTCAGCCGCCGTCGCGGCCACGGTTCATGGCGGTGTTTTCCGCATCTACTTTTCCATTGAGAAGGGCGGTGTGGCATGGCTGTGTGTGGCTGTGGGGAATCCCGGATCATGGGAGTATTACAACCTATCCCGTCCCGCTGGCTATACGCTTCCACTGCGATTCCAGATTGAGAAATACGCGACGGCGGATGCCACAGGAACGGATGATGTTGGCTACCTGACTGCCCCCAATCTGAATGTTGCATGGAGCGTGACCATACCTGAGGATCTTACCGATTTGACCAGTTATGCTACTTTTGATGGGTTGATAGGTAGTTTGTAAAAAACGCCGGGAGAAATCCCGGTTTTGTCGGTCGTTTTACCATCATTTTACCATTGTTTTACCATGTTAAAATTTCAGGCATAAAAAAACCAACCGTAACAGGTTGGTTTTTCTGGAGTTATTTGGTCGGCATGAGAGGATTCGAACCTCCGACCCCCGACACCCCATGACGGGGTGCTACATGTAGATGAGATGGTGAGTATTTAGCCATATATCATAAATTAACTTTGAGCACATTACTGTTAGTGGTATCAACCCATGCTTGATTATTGTAGCTCGCTGTGGTTGCAATACCCTGAATATAAAAGTTGGTGCCGCGCATAACGAAGTCGCTGTATACCCCATAATTTCCCCCGACTAGCATTCTAGCTAGACGGATATTTCGCGCAGAACTGGTTAGCATAAATTCTGATTGGTTGATTGAACCAGACATATCAGCATAACTTGAGGTGTCAATGCTATATCCTATGGCATTGGTTACCTCGCGTAAATCGAGGTTAAACCTAGGAGGAGTCGTAGGATTTTGAGCGCCATTTACGAGAAGACCATTATAGACGTTAGCTGCTGAGCCACGAACTAAACAACGTACATCTCCAGTAACGACAATATCATTTCCTGCAGTTGATAGGGTGTTGAATGCTGTGTTACGGCTGTTATGGTCAATCAATAAATTCAATATGGGAATACTTGACTGATTATAAATATACAGGCCATAGGTTCCTGCGTTCTCACTTATGTTGTTTATCGTGATGTTTTTTGCATTTAATACAGCATTGGTTCGCTGACTAAGGAGCAAGGACCATGAGCAATTTTCTGAAATATTGTCAACGATAATATTACGTAAATTTCTTTCATTATCTGTACTTGCAGTCTGAATTAATTGACAGCCAATATTGGTGCGATATGCATAGTTGGTGAAATGCATATTCCTACTATCTGTAATTGTAAGTGATGAGCTTAGATTAAGTGAACCATTACAAATCCCTCTGCCATTATTACATGCTGGTTCAATCTCAATGGTAGCATTTGCATTCCCTTTCCCTGTAGCATTCAGATAAAAATCAGAGCTATCAGATAGTTTAATTCCAGCCCCATAAGCTAAATCAGTTATTGAAACATTTGGAATAACCTGCCCTGCATAATCTAAAATAATATCAGCATTCAGGCGAGATGAGCTTTTAGTCCATACATTGAATGCGCAACATTGTATTTTTCCAGTTATTGTTATCTCGCTAGAGCTTAAAATATATATACCATAATCAATGCATTGGCAAAGTGATGTTATTTTATCAGTAATTACGGTATTTCCGTTGCCATCGACTGGGGCGCCAAGGGGGTTATTACCATCAAGATTGATATTAAGCAGTTTCACCCCTGAAGTGGAGTTAATAAAGAATAAAGCCGATTGATTATCAACAGAGATTACTGGCGTCTTACGCGTTACTAGAGCACCATTAAAGTCAATAATGCAAGGCTTGGTAATTTTCCATGAGCCGGGCAGACCATTGATCGCATATGCGTTATAATACTTTTTGGTTGGATTGAATATAGCACAGGCTCCCGACGGCATAGCATTCAACATTTCTTGAATAGCTGAGTAATCGTCATGGTTACCATCACCAAGAGCACCGAACATTTCAGGTGTATAATAATAAGTAGTATCAGATAAAGCCCCGTACTTAAGGCCAATATATTTTCCACCTCCGCTTGATCCCAATTCTGCACGAATTGCAGCATCACCCGCAACCTTCCAGGCTCCGTCTCCAACCCCTCCTGTGTCATCTGGCGTGGAACCTGCGGGGACTACTTTATCAAAGGCTCCAGTCCAGTAGTAAAAGTTCATACCGTCAGAAATGAAGTTCAGTTGTGACGTCAGGGTTGCGCCTGCGGAGAAAGTGTCATTACCCGTTATACTTCCCTCAGATGCTGTTGATGTTTGCGTCGCCTGTTGTGAATCCTTCGTGGCCATACATTACCTCGTCGTTAGCATTACAGAAGATCGATGTGGAATTGAACGGCACTTCACCTCGAGCAAAATGCCCACATAAAGTTTAGCTGTAAGGAGCTAAACACTCACAACTGCCTCTTTCGATTACGGAATTTTAAGACAAAGGCCATTATCAAAACCCGCATGAAATCACGTGTAATCAGCTAGTTACAAAGCATATTAAATGCTACTTTTTATCCTGTAAAAATATTAATTAATTCATTTTATTCAATGTGTTAGCGTGTAATTGATAATGTGCTGCTGCGTCACATGGGCTGGGTTGAAGCGGCCGATCTGATTGTTAAGGGGATGGAAGGTGCGATTGCTGCCAAGACCGTCACCTATGACTTCGAACGCTTGATGGAAGGCGCTAAGCTGCTGAAATGTTCAGAGTTTGGCGACGCTATCGTTAAACATATGTAAGTGTGTTTTAGCGCTGAATGATTACGGGAGCTTAATGCTCCCGTCGTTTTATTATTAAAGTCGCAACTTTTATCAAAACATTATCAAAACCCTTCCGTTTGCTCGATCAGATAGCGACAGTTATCCAGTATTTACCTCGGTCATCATGATAACTATCGGTCTGTTTTCTGGATTTATGACCAAGAAGAAGTTGGGTATTAAGCCCCTGTTCGCTATAGAGCCGTTCAGATAAAGACCGTTGTTCATGAAATGTGGCCGGCGTTCCCGCTCCCCAGTCAATATTTGCCTTTTCTCGGGCCTTAGTGAAATTTGTGGTCAGCGTATTTCCCGTAACCAAACTGCACGAGGGTGATGCGGCGTGGACTATTCTCCGATTGCTGCAGGTTTCAAGAGGCTGTTGCCACAGACAGACCTCAAAAACGAGGCTGTCCTGCTGTGATGATGATGGGCTGAACATGGGGGAAGCTTCATTGAGGGCTGCCTGGCAATGCGGGATGTGCGGCTTGAGATGGACCCGGAAACAGAGCGTGAAAATATTTATGAAAAAACGCTAACGCAGTCCCAAAATTGTACTTTAGTTTGA